ACTCAGAAATGCTGCTGGGTATTTTGTGACGTCCGCAAACTCTGGAAACTGAGCGCGGAAAATGGTATCATCATAGGCCATGGCGGCACCTTACATTACACTCGGAATTGTGACTCTTGATCCACTTCCAGTGGAGATTTCACATTGACGCGCACCTTGAGCGTGTCCTTAGTCAGCTGCGCAGATGCATCTTTGCGCTCCATCGAGCCGACTTGGCGCTTAACCTCGCCGTAGTTATTTCGGATATCGTGATTGATCACCTTGATATAGCCTCGGTCACGGTGTTTTTTGAACAGCTCGTGGCTTTCGAGGATCGCAAAATTTTCATCGGACACCGGCGTAACGATGCCGGATGCAGTCCAGATCGGATGGCCGTCTGCGTCGTTGCTCATATCACCGAATCCTGACCGGTTGGATGGCATGTTCGCGCCGCCCCCAATGATGATTTTTTTTCGGATGATAGGCAGAGCGCCCTGCTTGGACTGCTTATCGCCAACGTAGTCATAGACGGCGTATGCAACCGAATTGGTCATGGTAGAAAGAATGTATTTCATGTTTGTAGTCCTAGTTATTTGACGGCAAGGTTAGCCCCTACAGCACCCTCACTCGTTTTGCAATTAAAGGTGGGAGCCTATGTTGGCTCCCACCTTGTTCAACCGGCCAAGGTGTCGATTAGATGCCAGTAAAGCGCACCACTGCCCACGGACGCTTGCACAACACACCAGCGGTCGCATTGCCGTAGTCCTCGACATACGACTTGGCGCGCTTCTCAACGCCATAGGTCGTGAACTTCGACTGCACCATCTGGGCGAAGGTTTCGCCGTCGTCCGTGGAGCCGTCGATTGCGCTGTCGATTTCTTCTGCGAACAGATACATGACGTCTTCAGCGCCGTTGGCAGCCTGCAGTTCCGGTGCCGACACGATGCGCATCTTCGGATAGGTCTGGGTGACCCAGTCACGAACCGACACGCCGTAGTCGGTGGTCACCGACAGGTAGTCCACTTTGTTGGTCGGCAGGCCCAGCGTGAGGTTGACCTTTTCCGGGTCTACCTGGTCTTGCGACTGTGTGCGCAGTTGCTGAACGGCAGCACGGATGTCACCGGTGATCTCCTGGAACGAAGCCGCATCCCAGGTGTGGGTGGATGGCGACGACACGTATGCCGGCAGATTCGGATCGTTCAGGAAGCCGTAGGTGCGGTTGGTGCCAGAGTTCCAGCCGTAGAAGCCCACTGCGTTACGGAACATTTCGAGCGAAACTGCGGCAGCTTGGCGCTTGGTTTCAGCCGAGTTAAGGCGCATGGCTGCAGAGCGACCTTCTTCCAGCAGGCCGACCGCGATGCCCATTTCACCGCGCACTACCGAACGGCGCTCGAAATTGGCATTCCAGCTTGCCAGCGGAATGTTGGTGAAGTCGCCGTATTCGGTGGCGGTTGCTGCCGGTTCCACGATGCCCTGGACGATTTCGGCATCTTCCCACGATCCGACAGTTTTGATGCCGATGATGTCGTCGATCTTGCGAGCGGCAGTCATCACCTTCACGAAGCCTGGCAGCCAGGTCTGCAGGAACTGGATTGGCGTCGGCACCGAAGCCGAAGTGACCTGCGCGCTGAAGGCTGAGTCCATTGCACCGAAACGGAACGCACCAGCTGCGGCCAGCTTGCTGATCTGGTCGCTCACGGTGGCATGATCGAACACCAGGCCGACGCGAGCCAGAGCAGCCACTGCCGAGTCGGTGACACTGGTGAGCACCAGCGGACCCTTTTCTGCCAGAGCACGCCCGCTCTGGTACGAGTGGGTTTTGGAAATGTTGAGACGGTTCATCTACGTGCTCCTTGTTATTGGGTGAGTTGGCCGATGGTGTAACCGGACACCAGAGCGCCCAGCGCCGACGCCGACATGCTGATTGCGTTGGTCACGCGAGCATTTGGGATGGCAATCATGCCGGTCGGCACCGCGCCGCCAGCCGGGTACGACACCAAAGCGCCATAAGGCAGAGCGAGCGGGTTATTTGCGCCGGTGATGGTCCTCGGCACGAATGCGATGCCATCGCCGAAGGCAACAGACTTGGCCCCGGTGGTCTCGTTGAACAGTTCAACGCACAATCCGGTGACCATATCAGCGAACTCGGCTTCAGCGCCTTGCGGCAGGTCCAGCGATGCAGCAAGCGATCCACCAGCAGTGGTGCCATTCAGAACGTAGTGCTTCGGATGAAACAAGACGCCAAAGAAATTTGCGCCACCGACATCAACGGTTGCTTCGGTCGCAGCATTGGTGATGCCGGTAGAGGCGACTTCACCGCTGTATCCGAATGCGCGACTGACGCGGTTGGTAGATGCGCCTGCGTCCGCGCCGATGGTGACCGACGAGATACGGGCACGCTTGGCGCGCATCGGGCCGTCGCGCAGGATTTCACCAGGGAAGCCAGTGGTGTATTGGCGATTTACGGTTTTCTGGAACATGGTTAGTTCACTCCTTGTTAGTTGAGCCAGGCATCGACTTCAGGCGCACGCGCGGCCGAGTCGGTTGCGGTGCCGGCCAGGGCACGTTGTTTGGTGTCGCTCTTGGCCTTTTCGACGCCGGTCAGGTAGCCTTCCAGCGTTGCAGTTTCAGCGCCGTCTGCACACTTCAGGCCGAGTTTCTTCACGCCGTAAGCAACGACTTGACGTGCATCCATAGCTTTGTGATCGAAGGCTCCAACCACCGCAGAAAGCCGGTTGTAGATGCGATCCTTAGCAGCAAGATCAGCATAGAAACGCTGTACCGCAGCATCTTCCGCCTTCGCGCCGCCCATTGCTTGCGATTGCGCCTCGGTGTCCGTCGCGCCCATTTGATCGTCAACGGCTGGCGCTGCGCCTTCATGGCTGGATTGGGTTGCGAGTCCTTCGACATTGTCGGCTGCTTGTTCACCGGATTTTTCTTTGCCATTCACACCCTCACCGCCGCCCATTGCGGCTTTGATTTTTGCGAGAACGGCTTCGACTTCCGACACCAGTTGGCCAAGGTCGGCTTTGCCATCCTCGCCGCCGGCAACTTCTTGGCCTGCCTCATTACCGGCGTTCATGGAATTTTCTTCCACGCCGCCTTGATCGATTTGGCCTTTCTCTGCTCCTTGTGCTTCACCGCCATTGGCCATATTGACACCATTGACGTTTTGAGCGGCTTCAGCACCTTCACCAGCACCAGCTTCCTGGTGAGCAGGCTCGGTGGCCTCTTCATTCAGGAATTGTTGAAGTGCAGGCAAAAGTGCTTTTAGCTGCTCGACAGCGTTGTCAAACGCCTTCGATTTTAGCTTCATAGCTCTTTCCTTATCGGATGGTAATGCGTCAAAACTCAGATGGTCGAAACACAAACCATCCAACACTCTCGCCCCTGGGACACGTCCAGCTTCCACCAGAGCGATATGGTTGCCGCGCATATTCAGTTGCACAACCTCATACGGTTGGCCATCGAACACGCCCGGCTTAATCTCAAAGTCACACGAATATCCAAGTGACAAATCTTTCTTCCCTGCATTTAGCAATTCTTGCATGTCGCGCGCAAAAATTTTCAAGTCCCCGCGCATCCATGGCTCATCATAGTAGACATCGCTGGTGAGAATGCCGGAGACTCCATATTCCTCAGGTGCGGTATTCTCTTTGTCCCCCTTGAACCCAGACAGCATTTCATGATCATCGATCATTGGCACGTTCTTGAATGACTCAATCGCAGCAGGGTCGCGAACAGTGGACTCAGGCCTGTATACCTTGACAATCCTTTTCGGATCGCCCGGCAATCCCAGTTGCCCTGCGCTATAGTCAAATATGCCAAATGACGTAATTGGGCAGCCCTTGATTGTTAGGAACCCGTTGGCGTCAATTTTCCGTGCGCTTGGCATGTTAGTGTGTTCATGGTACAGTATTGTCGCTTAGTATAGCTAAGTTTGTCCAGCATCGCTACAGTTATTTAACAACCTGCCGCGCCCGTTTGGATACTCAGTTCATATTAATTTACCGTTTGGTGAATTTCTACTGAAATCAATTCAGTTTCGGTAAACTCGGAGGCCGCGCCGTTGCTGGGTTTCTGGTGTTTATTTACCAAATTTACCAAATTTACCAATGGTTTAGAACCTTTAGGATTTTCCAGCCCTAACCCCTATGCAAACGACGAGTAAAAACGGTAAATTGGTAAATTCGCGCGGCACATCGTCAAATGAACTTCAAAAGCACGATGACTGCAATGTCAACAACAACCCAAGGCCATCTGAACATTGCGCTCTTTCTCTGAATATTTAATATTTGCATCATGGCTATATCTCGCTTTAATTTATCAGATGACGGGTCTTTTTTTGCAGCGGCAGTTAAAAGCCCATCCTGGTGGTCCTTGGTCCCCCTTCGGCCCTTCCCAAAGCCTTGGATCGTCAAGATCGAAAATATGTCCATCTTTGTCCAGATGCGTCTGGCGCGGAACCTTTCCGGCAGAAGAGTGAATCCATTCAAACTTCGTCACACCATTCTCGCGCATCCTTTCATCAGATAGCGCGGCATAAAGCTTGCTTGTTTGGTCTTTCGATATATTTTTGATTCGTTGCTTTGAGAACCCGCCAATTTCTTCCAGCGCACTCTCGATGCCTGCCCGGCCC